ACTTTCATGGTTTATTTTATTGACTATAGACGGCCAATATTTTTATTCAAAGAACATTATCTTTCGGATTATTCATCCTTCTTTTACAAAGATAAGAAATGTTTTTTAATGTTCCAAATTATTTTGAAACTTTTTTAGATTTTTTTTCTTTTTTAATTTCATATGACCCACCTTGATCATGACCTACCTCAACATTCTCTTTTGGTGATTCACTTACAACACCTCTCCACTCTGATTTTGTTGTATATTTCCATGTTGTACCGGCCATTTGGTAGGCTTGCTTTTCATCAACTCTAATGATATTTCCTGTTTTTGTATTTTTTAAGCACTTCATATTTTAGATTTTTAATAATATAAACAAAATAATTGGTAAAATCAAATTGCTGTAGTGGAAGGATTCGAACCATTCAAACGGAGATTCAATAAGTAACATAAGTGCTTGCAAGCTTGGTGGTCTACCCCATTATTACTTATCTATTTCTTGATCCGTACCCTCGGGACTGGAGGGTGTGTTTGCCAAGAGTGTTACCTCATTTTCACCACACTACAATATAAAAATCAATAGGAACAGTTCCTTCACTTCTGTCTTGTATCTCCGTAGCAGTCAGCACTATTGATATTTGATGGATGAAAAACATCTATTCTTCTTGCGGACTTCCATCGGAGTCCCATATCTTATAAAAATCTACTATCTTGTCTTCTTCTTGCTTCTTCAGCTTCTTTATACCAACGAATCCATGTTAATGAAACATCAACGGGGGCAAGTATCCAAGCCATTACTAAAACCATGATAGTATCTAATTCTGGTGAACCACCTGTTGGGTCGTTAGAATATCTTTTGTCTAAATTTTTAAACAACTGATACAAACAATAAATAACACAAATAAAATAATAACCTATAAACATAACTTTTAATTTTTTATTTCCAAAATAACGATATAATAATAATTGTGAAAGCCAACAGTAATTGAACTGATGTTTTCATTGTGAACAGTTGACCAAAATGATACGGATATAAAAATGATGCAATAAAAATACCTGTTACAAAAAATATAAATCTATTACTCCACATTTCACCATTAAAAGCCATTACACCATAATGAGATGCTTTAATCCATAAGAACGTACAACCAACGGCAATTAAATAAGGCCATGGAGTTTTAATCCAATTTTCCATTTTAAATTGCCAATACATTATATACCAATGACCAACCGATCCTAATAGGAAAAGTGAAATTGATGTAAGTAAATTAAAAATCTGTGGTTTCATATTATTTAAAAATCCTCGTCTTTCCGAGGTGCCACTTAGTATTCTAGATTTCTCCTTGGGCTAAGACCCGTGCGGAAGAGTGACGTGTCGATCGCCATACCTTGCAGTACTCACAGTTTTCAAGACTGGATTCAGGGCCGCCTGAAGTACTCTTCCGTTGACACCTTTATTTATCCAACTCACAGGTGTCTTAGCTGTCCCCTTTCGGGTTAGGAATAGACCATTGGGTTACTATATTTACCCCTTATAGTAGACGGTCAATCTAAATAGAACCTTGTCCTATCATCAGTTCCATGTGGTCGTCAAACCACTTCTCTTCATATTGGACATACTATTCGGTGACTAACCGAACCGTGTGGACTCGGAGGGTTATGATCCCCCGGCCTCGACATTATGAGTGTCTTGCTCTACCAGCTGAGCTACAAGTCCAAAATTGATTCTAATCCAACTTAAATTGCACCATCCGATTCGTTGATCTGGTTGACAAAGTCCTCGATTGGATTAGTCTCAAAAAGTTACAGGTTTTTTGTACCATCTATGTACATCATAACAGACATAATCTGCGGTTACATTTTCGTATCGGGTTAATTATTCCCAACTTATAGTAACTCTACCCTCACCGTTCTACATCTAGATTCAAACGGATAGTTGGGATTCATAGACAGTGGGGTTACACCACCGTCGTCACCTGTTGAGCCTCGTTACGGACTTGAACCGCAGACCTAATCATTACAAATGACTTGCTCTACCAACTGAGCTAACGAGGCTTATATTAAATTTCAAAGAACCACTTGTTTCACAAAGATAATAAATATATATGAATATACAAAAATATTTTTAAGAACTTTTTTTCATTTTTCTACCCTTATACCAACCTTCTGGTATAATACTACCCTTTTTTAGATTAATACTGTCAACACCATTTGTTATCCAAAATGACCCAAATTGTGGATTTTTTTCTCCATCATACATACCCTGTTTAGATTTACTCATTTTCTTTTTTGTGTCTTCATTATGTGTTTTACCTAACCAATTTGTATTCCCTCTCATTTTATCTAAAAATTTTTCACGATATTCAAGGTCGGTTTTCATTTTCAATATATGTGTTTCACGATATCCCTCCAACAAATGTTTTGTTGCTTTACCACCCGCAGAAGCAAACTTTTTTTTATGTTCCTCCCCCGATAACCCACCACCCCCACCT